TCCAGATTGCAAAATATCAGAAAGCAAAAGCGTAAAGGAGGAATGTAAACATGAGAAATACAACAGCGGGAATTAAGGCTGAAATCGCAAAAGGCGTGTTCAGACCCCACACAGCACTTACTAACATGGCACTGGCTTATTACCAGAATGCCAGCAATTATTTCGCAAAAGCTCTTTTTCCAACCTGTCCGGTAGGTCTTTCTTCTGACAATTACTACATTTTTAGCAGAGAAGATCTCCTGAGAGATAACTGGCAGAGAAAACCGGCATATGGCAAAGTTGACCCGACAACAATTGGCGAAAGCACTGACAACTATGTCTGCAAAGTAGATCAGATGATTATGGGTATCGACCAGATTCGCCAGACCGACCTTTCCAGACGTCAGGGTCCATCTATCATTCAGCCTAAACAGCAGCGCACTAGAACAATTGCAGAACAGGCTAACATCCACCAGGACCGTTTGTTTGCAGCGAGCTATTTCAAAGAAGGAGCATGGAAGAACGAACTTGAGGGTGTTGATAACACCACTCCAAGCACAAACCAGTTCATTAAGTTCAGCAATGCAAATTCTGACCCTATTGCATTTATCGACAAAGAGAAGACCGACATGAACCAGCAGACAGGTCGCATGCCGAATCGTCTTGGTCTTGGTATTAATGTATTTAATGCTCTGAAAGTACATCCGGGCATCCTCGAAAGGGTTAAATACGGTGGAAGCACCGCAAATCCGGCATCTGTAACAGAGAATGTGCTTGCGCAGTTGTTTGGAGTTGAAAAGATTGTAGTGCTTAAATCCATTATGAACAGTGCAAGCATGGGCGCAGATGAAGAAATGCAGTATATCGGAGATCCGAACGCATTTCTACTGGCTTATGCAACTAACGCACCGAGTATCGATGAACCGTCTGCAGGTTATATCTTCACATGGGATATGCTCGGCAATGGACAGATGCTTCCGATCCTGAACTATCTTGGAGAGAATGGCACACATACTGAGTACATTGAAGGTCTTATGGCGACAGATATGAAGAAGACATCTGACGATCTTGCAAGATTTTATAAAGCTGCAGTTTAAGGAGGAACCTATGAAACTTGTTGCAAACAAGCCATGCAATCTGAATGGAAAGAAATATTTCATCGGTGAAGAAGTCCCGGTTGAAGAAGTGGTTGATTACGCCAGTTTAGTAAAGATGGGGCTGTTATCAGTGATTCATGACGCTGTTCCGGAGGATAATCTTGAAGAATGTGTTGCTATGGTAGGAGAGGTAAGCTTTTCTATTCCAATTGTCAAAGGTCACGAGACGATTGATTTGGACGTTACAGAGCCTCAGATGCAGGATGCAGTAAAAACTATGCAGATGAGTGCAGATGCTGCTGTAGCTCATATTAGAGGGAATATTGAGGACGATACAACGCTTATTATCATCAATGCTCTTGACTCCAGAGCAACCGTAAAAAAAGCAGCAGAGTCAAAAGCCAAAAATCTCATTGAACAGGAAGAAAGTAAAGGTGATGCCTGATGGCAGGAACTTATACATATGAACCTGCCATGATCACATCGTATGGGAAAGATCGAATGAGGTTTGAACTTGGAGATGTGATGGTAGATGGAAAAGAGAGAACTTGTGCATTGTCAGACGAGGAATACATCGTTTTGTGTGATGATGTTCAGTCTGCGAAAGATTGGAAACGGGCAAAATTAAAGTGCCTTGAAAGTATATTTCGCAGGTTTTCTTTTGAACCTGATACAACAGTTGGCCCTACCTCATTCAAATTTGGTGATAGGGCTAAATTGTGGCAGGAAGAATATGAGAAGCTGAAGAAAGACCTGAAACTTGCTTCTGTATCCCCATCGGCTATTCTGATGAATGCCGGAGATACAAGCAAACAGCCAGTGCCATATTTCTACAACGGAATGATGAGCCATGAAGAAAGTGATGGTGTAGATATATGATTAGTCCATTTGGCTTGATGTATCTAAGACCGGGAAATTTATGGACAGATTTTGTGGTAAGACGAAAGAGCATTCGCAACATACTCGGACATCCTGTGTCAGATTTTGAAGCGAAAGGCGAGATATCAGGAATACTTGCTGAAGCATCTACACATGAATCTGAAAGGATGAAACACAGGTGGGATCAGGAACAACATTCTTTAACCCACACTCTTGTTATCCGGGATTCTGCAGATGTAAAGCAGGGAGACTATTTGACTACTGCAGGCAGAACCTTTCTCGTTCTTTTATCTGAGGATCCCGGAAACCTTGGAGCAACTGGCTTGATATATCTCGAAGAAAGGAATGATCTGAAATGACACCTGCCGAAGCAGCAGAAGCAGTAAAAGTTCAAGTTCAAATAGACAAGGAACGGATAGAGCAGCAGGTGATCGCAAGATATCCAAGGGCTTCAAATGCCCTTAGAAATGCTGCATTATCTGTACTGGCAAATCCAAGCCCGTCAGCTCCGGGCAGTCCACCGGGTGTTCGGAGCGGACATTTAAAAAATAACTGGCATATGAGTGGCGGTGCGGTATGCATTACGTCGGGTATGGGATATGCTGGTTATCTGGAACATGGAACAAGAAAAATGGCTGCTCGTCCTTATGTAGAAAAGATAAAACAGACGGCATTGCCAAATATAACAGCAATATTTGCAGAAATAGGAGGCTGATATGTTTATCAATCGTATTGAACGAGCTGAATTTAATCTGGATGAAATCCGCAGAGGAACGCTTATCTATGCAAAACATAGATCATGGAAAGAAGGAAAATCCGGCATTGTGTACCATGCGTCTGCCGAACGGATTACAGTATTGTATCCGAATGAGAAAACGAACACACAGAATCATTTTTTTATACCTGTTTCGGAAGATGGAGAATGGGAAATAAGATATTCGAACGATGGGCTTTTGACTATCAAGGAGGGTACAGATGAATCTTAGTGAATTAATATTCAGACGTTTATCTGCAGACGAAGATTTGACGAAAATGCTTGCTACATATGCCGGGGTTCCTGCCATATTCGATTCTGAATTTCCATCAGATCAGCAGGAAGGCTGGGAAGGAGCAACTCAGTATCCTCGAATCTGCTATCGAATTGATATGCAGGTTAATCAGGAACGTTCGTCATCAGGAACATTATATATTGCGATTTATACAGATAAGACCAGTACTGTTATTGACGAAATTGAGAATACTGTAAGACTCCGGCTTCAGGATGTACTTATGAAACCAGACGGAGAGGCTCCTTTCTGTGTAGCATGGGCACGTACAGAATCATATGCGATAGAGGGAAAGGAGGTCTGGTGCAAGGAGGTGGCATTTGACATACTTGAGTATCCGGACCAGCTGAGTACGGATCCAGATCCTGTTCTTGCAGTAGCGGCATATATTAAGCAGTTATTCCCTGAAACGGTAGTTCTTGGAATAGACAGTATAAGTGATTTTATTGAGACGTCAAAGACACCTGTATTTTATTGCAGATTAGCAAATATACAGAAAACAACGGGCCACTGCATGAATACAATTGCATGGTTCATAGGAAAGGTCGCAGTACACTTGATTTATCCGGGGGCTGGTACCAGATTGAAGACTCTGGCATCAATCAATCAAAGAATAGCAATAGACGAAGAAATCATTATGTTGGATGATTCCCCTATGATTATTTCACAGATGGAATTAAATAATAAGGCTGATTATCTTAGAGAAGGTCAGCTGACCATAACTGGTAAATATGGATGCCTTCGCGGAAATGAAAAGAAACACAATCTTTCCGGAATTGGCATGGATTTTACAGATTGAAAGGAGAAGCAATGGCAGAAACAAAGAAAACAAATGCTCCGGAAGAAACAAAAGAAGTTCTTCTGGCAGAGAAAGAAACGGAATATGGGGTAGATGAGCTGATTGCCGCACGCGATCAGCTTTTTTCTTGCCCTGATTGCGCGATGGTGGCACTGAAACTGTCAAAAAAGAAAAGCATGACTGTTTCAGAAGCTGAGAAGCTTGTCGAAGAATTTATGAAGAAGGAGGTCAAATAATGGCGGAATATTTCCAGATTCCTGAAGTAGGTACAAAAGTTCGACCAGGAAGTTACTTCAACGTAGATAAGAATGGTGACGATGATTCTTTCGGGGCAATTGACGGAGTTGTTGTAGCTGTGTTTAAAGCAACGTTTGGACCAGTAGATAAAGTAACAGTCTTAGAGAGAGGAGACGATTACACAACAATCTACGGAGATGGATTAACGACTGACCTGATTCGTGAAGTTCTGTATGGTGGTGCAAAGAAAGTTATTTGCTGTCGCCTTAATGGAACGGGCGGAGCTGTGGCGAGCGTAAGTCTTGCAGCTGCAACTGGAAAAATTAAGATCACAGCAAAACATCCAGGAGAGATGCCATTTTCTGTAACTATTAGAAACCGCTTAACTGACAAAGACAGGAAAGAATGCATTATCTATACAGGAACTACTGAATTTGAAAAAGTATATTTTTCAGCAGGCGATAATGAAGCTGCAAGTCTTGTAAGTGCTTTTGCAAATTCAAAGAATTTCACGGCTAATCTTGAAGAATCTGCAAAAGGAATCATGACTAATGTGAATCAGACAGCGTTTACGGGAGGAAAGAATCCTACAGTAGCAACTGCCAATTATTCAGCTGCTTTTTCACAGGCAGAAAAATATTTCTTCAATACAATTTGTGTTGATACAGAAGATACAGCAGTACATGCGCTGTTACAGGCATTTCTGGACAGAATTTATGAAACCAGTCAATTTGGGATTGGAGTTGTTGCAGAGAAAGATAACAAAGATTTAGACGAAAGAATGAATGCGGCAGCAGGATTTGATGGTGAGAATATAGTTTATGTTCTCAATCCAAAAGTCTTTATCAATGAGGGAACTCTGGATGGATATCAGACTGCCGGCTTGATTGCTGGACTTATTGCAGCAACTCCTGCAAATCAGGCAGTGACTCATATGGTGATTACTCGATATGTAGATCTTGCAGAACCGCTTACAAATACTCAGATTATAAAAGCGGAACTGAAGGGATGCTTGGTTCTTAGTAAGTCTACAGAAGATGAGGTATGGATTGATGCTGGAATCAATACACTGATCAATCTTCCAGATAACAAAGATAAAGGTTGGAAGAAAATCCGCCGTGTAAGAACAAGATATGAGTTATTGTACAGAGCAAATGCCCAGTCCGACGCTTTAGTTGGAAAAGTCGATCCTGATAAAAATGGAAAAGCCACTATTATTGGAAAAATTCAGGGAATTATCAATGCCATGATCAAAGAAAAAAAATTAACAGCAGGAACAGTAACTGAGAGCACGACTTATATTGCAGACGCAGATAACTGTTATTTTGACCTTGATATCATTGATAAGGATTCTGCGGAACATATTTACTCATTCTATAAGTTTAGATTCAGTACCAATGCAGAGTAAAGGAGGAAAGGTGAATGTTAAATACAAGTGCTGCAACAGACGCGAGACATAGTCGTTCAGGTAAAGATGCCATGCTTTACAATGCAGATGGGGTTCCGTTTGCGCAGGTAAGCAGTTTTCAGTCGAAAACATCTTTTAATAATACCAAATATCAGCCATTAGGACAGAACAGAGAACTGGAAACAAACAATACTATTGGAGTCACGATTACAATTTCGGAGATCGTTGTTCTGGATGGCGAATTATTCAACAATGTTGTTAGTGCGGTAAATAAAGGAGAAAGCCCGGTTATGACTTTAGATGGAGTTATTGAAGGGCGTAATGGCTCCCAGGAACGCATTACATATCGTGAATGTATCTTTAGCGGTGACCAGGATCTGCAGAATGTAAGTACAGGAGATACATTATCAAGATCTTATAATCTGCACTGCAACGGGGAAGTAGAACCCCGTTCATCACTGACAATTTGATATCTGGTCAACACAAGGGTGGCTAAAACTGGCCACCCTTATTTTTATAAACGGAGGAAAATAATACATGGCAAGAACTGCAAATATCGAAAATGAAGAACCAAGAACAACTGAAATTGATATGACAGAGGCGGAAGCCGAGGAAGCATTAAAGGAAGATATGAGAGCTAATGAAATGGATTATCTGAATGGTATTTTAGAGGCAGCAGATGATGTGGATGAAGAAACGAAGGAAATTAAAATCATTCGTTCCGGAAAATTGTATTTTGCTTTTTCTGTCCATGCATTATCAGATGATGATATGTATGAGATCAGGAAAAAGTACACCAAATACGCAAAAAACAAGAGAACTGGAATGAAAGTAACGGATGGAATGGATAATGCAAAATTCCG